ACGCCAGCTCCGCAATGAGTTCCAAAATAAAAGGGTTAGCTTAATTAGAGCTAACCCCTTGATTTTACATGGTGGGCGTGGAAGGAATCGAACCCTCGACCAATTGATTAAGAGGCAGGGAAGAGGGGTCAGCTAACATGAGGAAATGACCTAACTATTTAATTTTTTGTGTCTAGGTATTATAGACAATATAGAGAAAATAAGCAAAAAAAATAATTACTGTCACATTTTGTCACATTTTGGGGGATAGCCTGATCAGCGAAAAGCCGGAATCTCCACTTCCGGCCTTCCCCCTACCATCAAAGTGGAGTCTTGGCCTTGTGGAGGGAAGCAGTGGGAAAAAGGACAATAAGCGAAAAAGAAGTAATTCGACGAGACCTTGAACTGCAAATGAATATGGCCCCGGAATTAGCTAGCCGGAACCCAAGAGTCAAAGCTCTTCTTGAAAAGCATTATCCAGAATTCCCTAAAGAGGAATATGAGGAGCTTGTCAAAGAAATTTATGGTGAGGTTTTCCCACATTCTGCCTTCCCAGTGTGGCGGATTGAAAAATATGAAAGAAAGCCTTCTGATTTGGTTTTGAATATCGACCTGAATTACACTAAAGACGAAATAATGTTTATCGTTGAAAAGTATGTAACTAATAGTAGAAAGGATTATAAAAGTAAGCATTCGGTTAAAATCAGTCGGAAAACACCAATGAGATGGCTCGACTATTTAGAAATATGGGACTTGAAAAACGGAGATCCTCCGTGGGTAAATGTTGGCGATATAAAAATGCCCTATGATTTGGCTACAGGAAAGGAACCGAAACGAGGCAAGCCTTGGACTTATGAAGAGATCGCAAAACATCTATATCCTGGTGAACAGACCCCTGAAGAGCTAAACAGTGCGATTGACAGAGTTAAAAAGCAGTACAGGGCTGCCTATAAACTGATCTGCGGGGACAAATACAACCCTCAGGAATTTGAAAAGATTAAATCTCAAATTGAAACAGAGAATAAAAAAATATTATGCGATGAATGTCCAGATAGACCACATTGTAAAGACCCCTGCCCTGCATTATTAGAAGAGTTAGCGGCTATAGAGGTGAAGCAACAGCATAAGATAGTTCACAGCTCAAGGCCCCTTGAGCAATATAAACCTACACGTAAGATCCTCTCCTCAGATAAGCAATTTGAATAAAGCTATTTAAATGATTTAAAAAATTCAACCCCTTGTTTCTTTACAGGAGCAGGGGATTTTTTTTGTTAAGGGGACCCCTTATCTTCCCTCCTCCATAAGTAGAAGGGTAAAATAATTCTTCTAACGTCTTAACAAGGAGGAAACATTAATGGTCAGCGAAAAATTAAAGATAGAGATATATCTCAATCAAAAAAGAGCATATCAGATCGCACAAGAAGCGGGTCTAAATCCAGCTACTCTTTCAAAGCTCCTAAACGGGATAGAAAAAGTCAAACCGAATGATCCAAGGATTCTTAAGGTGGGTAAAGTTTTGGGGCTTAAGCCGGAGGAATGCTTCACAGAACTGAATTAGGCAAAAGCGTAGACGATCTTTTTGCTAATACAAATTAAGGGGGAAACCAGGATGAATGTAGAGGAGAGGAAAGAACTTTTAACTTTACAGGCAGTAATTTGGAAAATCAAAGAATTAGTTGACAAATATGTGGCTGCACATTGCCCAGACAAGACTGATCAAAAATAAAGCTGAAGACCTGTAATGAGAAAAAAAATTATCAATCATTTTCAAGGCAATTATAGGGCCTTCTATAGCAAATATCTTCAAAAGGTAAAACCTGTTGGGGGGGATGAGTACCAGGCGCTTTGTCCATTTCATAATGATACAAAACCGTCATTCACCTTCAACAACCAGACAGGGGCCTATTATTGTCATGGGTGTAATAAGAAAGGCGGGATCTTCCATTTCTACGCAAAGCAACACGGATTAGACACAAAAAGAAATTTTGGGAAAATCCTGAAAAGCATTGCCAATGATTTCGGTATTACATGGGAAGAAAAGGAGAAAGGGAAAATTATCGCCTATTACAACTATTATGATGAAAAGGGAAACCTTGCTCATCAGACAGTCAGGAAAGATCCAAAAAACTTTGCTCAAAGGCGTCCAGATTTAAAACACAATGGCAAATGGATTTGGAAACTAAACGGCATCAAGACCTATCCTTATAATCTTCCTAATGTATTGAAAGCAAAACAGGTGCTTATCCTTGAGGGTGAAAAAGACTGTGATTTAGCTAACAAGATGGGCTTTGTAGCAACCTGTAACCCAATGGGGGCCGGTAGTTGGAAGGATGAATACAGTCAGTGGCTTAAAGGAAAGGATATCCTGCTAATCCCGGATAACGACAATGAGGGCCAGGAGCATATGACGAAGGTCGCTATGTCTTTGAACGGTACTACCAAGAGCCTTAAATGGATTGAGTTATCAGGCCTTCCTAGCAAAGGAGATTTATCAGACTGGGTCAAAACATATAACGACAATGAGGCAGCAGCAGAACGACTTGCTATCATGATCGAGAACGCAGACCCGTATGAGCCTCCAAAAAAGCTTACACATAGAGACATTATTTTGCCGGTAGATGATTTTATACGCCTAGATATCCCTGCAAAAAAACAGATCGTAATACCGTGGTTGTCTGAGCAATGCATCGGCTTGATATATGGAACAAGAGGTGTCGGAAAAACATGGTTTGTCATGGGGCTGTTTGAATCAATCACCAAAGGTAAACCCTTTGGCCCGTGGGAAATTGGGGAGAGCGTACCTTGCCTTTACCTTGACGGGGAAATGGCAACACAGGACGTGCAAGAACGCTTCAGGGGTCTAGATCCTAACGACAATCGTAAAAGTCCTTTGTACATATACAGTGATGCTCATGCTAATGCTTGCGGTCTATCAAGGGCTAACCTTCTGCATGATTCATGGCGCGAGATGATCAAAGGGCAGTTGCTTGAAAAACAGGTCAAGTTGTGGGCCGTAGACAACCTTGCTTCACTGGCAGGCGGGATTGACGAAAACAAAAAGATTGATTGGGACCCGGTCAACCAATGGTTGCTTGAACTTAGATTCGCAGGGATTGCTACCCTTCTTTTGCATCATGAAGGGAAAAGCGGAGGACAGAGGGGAACAAGCGCGCGAGAGGACAATATTGACGTGTCACTACTGCTGAAACACCCACCTAACTATGTTGCTGAGGATGGTGCAAAATTCATCACCAAGTTTAGGAAGCAGCGAGTGAGGACACAGGATCTTCCTTTGTTGGCTGATACCCAATTTCATTTGATGATTGATGAGAGAGGACAACACACCTGGACATGGGGGAATGTCAAAAAAGAGACTAAAATTGAGATCCTGAAGCAGTTTGATGAAGGGGCTACCGGTCAGGAAATAGCAGAGAATCTTGGTATCAGCAAGGGTTATGTCAGTCGGATAAAGAAGGAAGCGATCAGGGATGGGTATTTGAACAAAAAGAACAAACTCACACAGACAGAAGGTTTCAGCTTGGTCTATGGAGACGCTGATTAAGGGTAAATTTAGTAAACCAGGGCAGCAAACCCGCTTAGTAAACCTTTAAGTAAACTTTAGTAAACCGATGTTAGATAAAGCTTTGATATTAATGGCTAATTGGAACAATAATTTAGTAAACTTTTTGAAAGTGTTTACGGTTTACTCCTCCCCCTTTAGGGGGAGTAAACCAGTAAACTTTCAACTTTAGCAAGTATTGATATGGAACCCCTGCTAGACGCAAAAGAAGTCAAAAAGATGCTCAAATGCAGTTTGCCACTTATCTACAAAATGGCAGAGCGGGGGCAATTGCCTTGCGTTAGGTGGGAGTGCCCAGGAGAAGGAACACGAAAACCCCGGACGGTGGTGAGATTCAAGTTTGAAGATATCCGGGATTTCATTGAAAACCACTATAAGCGCACCTGATTGCGTATCAGGTGTCAATATAAAACAGATAATTAAATCAATATGTTATATTTACGATGTGACGTGATGTGACAATTTTTTAGGGGAATATTCCCGTAAAGAAACAGTTTCCTAAGGTGTTTACGAGGGTTTCCAATGGCCAGAAAGATAATTGACAGGGTTAAAGTCAAGCAGTTGCATGACGAAGGGGTAAGGGTTACTGAAATCGCTGATAGGTTAGGCTGTACCAAAGGAGCGGTTTCAAAGGTCTTAAAGGAAATGGGTTTGACTGTAGCAAAGGCAGCTGTTGCAGCAGCCCCAAAATATGCGAAGAGAAAAGACGCTGCAACGGAGCATCTACTTTTTTTGGCTAATAAGGCTAAGATTGAACTTGATTGGATTGAACAGTCAGTTCCTCCCAAGAATGATGCTGAATACCGGGAATGGCAAAATCAAAAACTGAAGTTTGCTGCCGAGATGCGCAAGTTAATTTCAGCAATGGCAGATATCGGCTTCAAGCTGTTTCAAGCGAGTGAAATGGCCGAAGTCTTGCGAATTATAGATGAGGAAATTGGTAATGAGTCGACGGAATGTCAAGGGAGAATTCGGGAGAGGCTTAAATGCCGAAGGGATATTCGATTTCCTGTTAACTTCGATTGAGCAACGTATCGAGGATAATACAGGCGTTCAACCCTTCCATGAGTGGGTCAAAAATATCACCCTGGACGGTAAACCTTTCACCTATGACCGTCATGAATACCTGATTGATCCATATAAAGATAATCACCCCCACCAGGTTGAAGAAAAGGCCGCTCAAATGGGGCTTACCTCTAAGGCCATGCTTAAAGTCTCGTATGGGGCGAGATATGGCGGTTATAGAGGTATTTTATACTTGTTCCCGTCTAAATCTGATGTGACTGATTTTAGTAAAGGCCGGATTGATCCCTTGATTGACGAAAATCCTGAAAGCATAGGGAAATGGATACGGGACACTGATTCAGCTAACATAAAAAGGATATGGAACGCCTTTCTATATCTCCGGGGAATGAAGTCCCGCGTAGGTCTTAAGTCAGTCCCTATTGACTTCACGATCTTTGATGAGCTTGACGAGGCCCCTCAGAACGCGATTGACATGGCCATGGAGAGAATGGGGCATAGTGAGTTTAAAGAGGTCCTAAAACTATCTAACCCGACTCTTCCTGATTATGGCATTGATAAAGCATTTCAAGAGACAGATCAAAGATACTGGCTTTTGAAGTGTGACAAATGCGGAGGATACACTTGTCTTGAAGACACCTTCCCGGATTGCCTTGCAACTATCAAAGACCGGGTAATCAGGCTTTGTCAAAGTTGCCGTGACAGGGAGCTTAATCCTTCAGTTGGCCGGTGGGTAGCAAAAAAGCCTGGAGTGATAGACAAGAGGGGGTATCATTACAGCCAATTGTTCAGCCACTTCATTAATCCTGGAGACATCCTTCATCAGTTCAGGACCACAAACAACCTCACTGATTTTTATAACCTCAAGATCGGTAATGCCTATGTGCAAGCCGAAAACCGCTTGAGTGTACAAGAGGTCTTAGCCCTTTGTGGAACCAAAGGCATAGCCACTGAGGACCAGGGACCATGCTCAATGGGTGTTGATCAAGGCAAGGATCTTCATGTTGTTATAGGCAAGAAACATCCTCAGAAGGTCGGCAATGTTGTCCATTTAGGAACCTATAAAGACTGGGAGGAGCTTGACCGCCTTATGAAGAATTTCAACGTCATTCGCTGTGTGGTGGATGCCCTACCAGAAACAAGGAATGCCAGGGCCTTTGCTGAACGCCACAAGGGTAAGGTTTACTTAAACTATTACAATGAGCATCAAAAGGGCCATTATGCATGGAATGAAAAAGAGCTCATTGTCCAATGCAACCGGACCGAAAGCCTTGATGCTTCTCATAGAGAGATAATGGATCGCTCAATTATATTGCCTAAGAAATGTGAGGTTGTCCAAGACTTTGCGAAACATCTTCACAACGTTGCCAAAAAGATAGAGGAAGACGAGGAGACAGGAAGCAAGCGGTATATTTATGTAAAGTTGGGGCCTGACCATTTTCGTCATGCATTTAATTATGAGGCAATGGCAAGGCAGAATGCGCCTGATCTTTTATTCCCAGAATTTTTGTAGAAAGGAAAATACTATGGCAAGGAGACTTGAACAAATTTTTAAGGACCGTGACAAAATCTGTTTTGTGTATGTTGAAGAAGGAAAGCCCCCAGATATAGTTGAATATTGGACTATCCGGGGCGGGATAACATGGCCGAGTATAAATGCGCTTGGCTATTACTGCATTTTCGGCCTTAAAGATGAGCCTACCTTAACTGACAAATATCCACTTGAGTTATTAGCCGAAGGTGACGCACAGCTTCCTGAGAAGTTTGCTGAGAAAGTGGTGCTTTCAGCAAAACGCCTTCATTGTGAGAAGTTGTTTGTTGACTTAAGAGACGAGAATAAAGGTCATGAAGATTCATTATATAACTTTGTAAGGAAGCATAAAATTGAAGGCATTAGGCTTTCAGATTCATCCGAGTTTGATGATCCTGAACGTGGAAGCCTGCTTATCAAACAATGGCATCATGACAAAGCCTTGGTAATTAAAGAAGGTACTATTCTAAGTGAGCAACTTAAAAAGATGGAGCGTGACAGTCTTAAAGATGAACGCTTTTATGCTGTGATGGCTCTCATTCGCGTTCTTGCTTCATTTGAATTTTACCCTTGGCATAAACCTTCAAGAAGAGCACCCTCTATAGGGTTCTCAAGCTGGCTGAACAGGAATCGAAAGAAAGATGATGGAGAATACAAAGAGATTTATGTGAGATAAGAATAATGCGATTACATAGCAAGGAGACAGATTATGAAAACACTAACCCATTACGAAGACACAAGAGTGCTTTTCAGTTTCATCTCAGAAAACTGGTCTAATTACAGTATCGGTGTAATAAAAACGATCTTGGCGGAAGCTAAAGAGAAATTAGAAGAACATATCGAAACTACTGTGACACTAGAGAATCTTGATCTTGATCTCTAATCTCTCTAAGGTCAAAGCCCTGTTCTCTAAACTGAGCAATTACATATATATATTTTTCTAAAAATATCAAGAATGCTTTAACGGTATCTTCTTCAATTTTTTTTTGGCAACTGGAACACCGAAGCTCAAGTTCAATATCATCATCAGTTTTTGATTTTTCGGAATGTGCTTTAGCGAAACGTTCAGTATTTACAGTAAAAAAGGAACCGCATTCATGTCTGATAATAAACCAACGAGGTTCAACTTTTTTTTCTTTCATGATTAACCTCCGTTCATAAAGTTCTTTGGAAATTGAATACCCACAAGGGAGCCGAGGTTAACACCCTGGCTGAAAAGGCGTGTAAGTGGCGGAAGAAAACTTTGATGCAACACCGTCTCCTGTCAAGGCAGGTAGGAAGCCTAACCGGAAAATGGTATTTTTGATTTCTATCATTGCCTATCCTTTGTCTAAATTGACATCTATTTTATGTCGCTCTTTAATCAGATCTATTACATAAGGTGAAGATGTGCGAATGCCGTCAAAACATCCATTGCAAAACAATTGGGCCTTTCCCTTGATTTTTTGGTGGCCCCATCCGGGAGGAACAGAGCCTCCTCTTTTAATGGGGTCCCACTCTGTAGTTCGACCACATGCAAAACATTCAAATTTCATTTATATCCCCCTATAATAAAATAAAATCATGAACAAACATCCAACTAAGAAGACTATTATTTTGGTTCCAAAACAATACTAATCTTTATATCTTGAAAAGTATTCGACTCAAATGTTACCAATTTTGACTTGTACCCGTTGGCTGTCACCCATAAATGATGAATGCCGGATTCAAGCACAATACCTTGATAAAAACGTGGTGCTTTTTTTAAATAATCATTAACAAAATAGTCTAAGATGTCTATCTCTGCATATCCTGGTTCCAAATCGACAAAGAGTCGCCCCTTTTGGGGTTTCTCTTCTTTTGATAATAACGGGGATATTGGTTTAGAATGAGTTGTCGAATATATCGAAAGAGGTGTCACTTCAGGTTCATAATATTCAGAGCCCACTGGTAAGGTTTTTGATAAAAGAGAAGAGAGAAAATTAACAGGAATTGCGAAATTAAGATTCTGTCCACCCTTTATCGTTGCTACAGAAATTCCAACAACGGCACCCTGAGTATCAAGTAT